GTAAAAGTTCAGGACACCCTTGGGTGTCTGTTAATCGATGGCCTCTCAATAGAGATGTTCTTGCGAACATTCCTAACTTCGAGAAAGAAGTGCTTAAGCGATGGGAAGAAGCCCCGGAGCTTAAGGTCCAGTCGAAAAATGAACCAACAAAGGCGGCTAAGCTTGATGCTCAAATGCAAAGAGTTGTGGTCGGATTTCCGAACCACAAGCTCATTCAGACGGCGTCAGTCTTTGGCACTTTTCTTGATGCCATTTATGACAACTGGAAGGAAACACCCGTCAAGTACTTGTGGACCCCTGATGAACCTGGGAACATCCAACATCTTGAAGATTGGCTAGGCACTGGCCATATCTATCAGTCCGATAAAACGAACTGGGATTATATGTTTCATGAGTCGTTGATCTTACCTATCCAGGACGTGATCCTGGGATTAGTGATAAGTCCGCCTCAGTGGAATGATGATCAACAGCAAGAATACGAAGACGACATCAAGATGTGTTTCAAACACGCGTTCACCGAACGAACGTTCCGTTTATCCAATGGTGAGGTTTACAAACCGACTGCTGACGGCATCATGCCGAGTGGTTGGCTTCTCACCATCGCAGTTAATTCCATAGCTATGGTCATGGTTGACGTCATGACCCGAGTGGCCATGGGTCAAACTGATGAAGTGATAATGAGAGATCGTATGGTAGCGGGTGGAGATGATGTTCTCCAGAACCTGGAGGATGACCAAGTGGAGCTCTACGAAGAAACGGCTCTTGCCCTCGGTTTCGAGTGCAAACTAGAGAGAAAAGACTCTCTGGATGGAGCTGAATATTTTTCGTGGGAGATAACTAAGGGCGACTCATACTGGATGTACGAGCCAACTCGTTTTACAAAGAACGTGGTTAACTTGTTACATCAGAAATTTGAGGAAGTTCCTGGACACTTGACCATGCTAATGCGTAATTGGCGCTGGAATAAGGAAGTATTTGACTTGTTTAAATCAGCTTATGTCGAAGGCCACAAAATGCAACCAGGACTCTTTCCGATTCGCTTAATTCCTCATTTGAAAACTTTGAGGAACGAGGCTGTCGGATTTGAGTAGTCAGGGGGATAAACCCCGCCGAACCCTGTATATTATAAATAAAACAGTAAACAACAGAAAAATCAAAAACAAAATAAACAATGTATATGCTTTTGTGGTTCGGGTTTTGGGGGGCTGGTTGGAGGAGAATATAGTTGCTATGAATCCAGAGAATATTATCGGGCAACGATACACTGGGCCATTCATATCAAACAATAAGTTCCAAACAAGTGTATTGTTTGGAGATCAAGCGCCTGTCGATGCGCTTGATTCTAATTCTAGACTACACGACACATCACGGGCCTATTTTGGCCCTGGGATTGAAAGGAAAGCGGCTGACTCGCTGTATAACGAGAGAGTCTCTAAGTTACCAGGAGCACTGCCTACCCTAGCGGGCAAGGCCGTTCTTTACGGGAATTCAGGTTTGGATTCTCTAGGTAACTTGACTTCTCGGGTTGCAACGGGTTTCAAGTATGGTTCATTGCCTGGCGCTTTTGTGGGCCTCGTCTACGGTGGCTTGGAGAATATGTACGATCTGCATAACTACATCCTCCACGAAGATGAAGCCAAAGCAAAAGTGAAGGCTCTAGAGCGTCTTGACCCTTATCCCCAATTTCAGCTGGGATCTCAAACGATAGACCCAAGTTCGACAATGTTGAAGGGTATCCAACCCAAAGGAATCGCCAACGGTTTAAAAGTAGAACCGCGACCATCGAGTCCGGCCACCACACCGATTTCCGGGAGTGTTGAGCCTGCTTCAACATCTGCGACTTCCGTCTACAAACCTTCGAATGAGAATGACGTGTTGTCAAGTGTTTCTCCTTCCACTCAGTGGTTGGGAGGTGGAGAATATCAAACAATGGTTAAAAATCAGAAACAAAAGAAAACAATGGTTGTGGCTGTGCGTGCCCCTAAAGCACCTAAAGCCACACCAGCAAAAGCAAAGCGAGCGTCCCGTTCAATGGGAGCCATTACTACCATAAACACGGCACCTGTCGCCATTGGAAATTCTATCCAAGGGAGCGAGAGTGTGATCGTGGCTTCTGGCAAGAATGGTGTCATTCTACGTGGTCGCGACTTCATGTTTGCACCTATCGGTACTGGTACAGTGAGTACGTGGACGATGTGCGGAGGCACTCCGCTATCGCCTGCAGCATTTGCTGATACCACGATGGCTAATTACATGAGGTTGTACGCTAAGTTCAGAATCAGAGAACTAGTGGTGCATTACATAACCAGCTCGGCTACGTCATCCAGCGGTGATGTTATGTTCTACTACGGCAAAGACCGATCTTCTGTGTTCCTAAACCAGACGAGTACCCAACTTTTGGGTTTCGTTCTGAGTGACAAGAACACAATTATCGGCCCACAATGGATGAACCATTCGGCCAGATTGACTACCAGTGGTGAGTGGAAACTCACCGACTATGGTATGCATGACGGTATTGCTGAGTACGCTGATGGGGAATTGTTCTTGTTGTCGAAAACAAGTACTTCAGACTCACCAGGTTACGTGCTGTTCGATTATGTTGTCGAATTTGCGGAACACCAGTTACAGCCTAGGCTGTTGGAGTTCCCAATTCCTCGGTGCCAATACTGGCAGACCAATCTTGGTCTGGCAGCAGTCGCACCTGGGTTAGCCACCCCCGTTAATTCAGTTAACGCCCTGACTATCCTAGGAAACAACATTTCTGGTTCTGCTGCGGCAGCACCTGCTTCTCTGGCTGTCGGCGATGTCTACAAAGTCATTTTGGACGTCACCAACTCCAATACCGCGGCTTGGGTACTTGCAGCTGTGAATGATCTGTTCAGTGTTCGCATTGATGCGGCATCTTCAGGCACAAAGTTAACCGTAGTCGACGGTATGACGTTGTACGCAGTTGTGAACAATTTGAGTAACTTCGATTTGTTCACTACTTGCACAGCGGCCTTCGCGGAAGCTCAAGCTACCAATGTTGTCTACGCCCGGGCTGGCGTTTTGACTTTCAACTTACAATGTTGGATTTCTTACGTCGGTTCAGTGGGTGTTAAGAACCTGGTTCCAAACTATTAGTTCTACACCAG